AGAACAATACGACTTGGACACCGGCAGCCACCAATCAGGCCGGTGACTATGAACTGGCCACGCCTGGCACACTGATGGCCGGCAAGCGCGTCAAGGGTGTCAATCTATTGTTTACAGATGTGGATGTCCACACAGCGTCTTATGTTGGCGCTCCATTTGTCTATGGCTTTGAGAAGGCTGGAAGCGGCTGCGGTCTGATTTCGGCCCAGTCTGTTGCGGCCATTGACACTGCTGCCATTTGGATGAGTAAGTCTGGCTTTTGGATTTATGACGGCTATGTCAAGCCACTGCCAAGCGATGTGTCGGACTATGTCTTTGGCAATATGAACTTTAACCAGGCATCCAAAGTCTATGCGGTCCATAACAGCCAATTTGGTGAAATCTGGTGGTACTACCCAAGCAGCCAAAGCAATGAGAATGACAGTTATGTCACTTTTAACTACCGCGAGAATCACTGGAACATAGGCTCATTGGCCAGAACTGCTGGCACTGATGCCGGAGTGTTTGTGAGTCCATTGATGGTCTCAACTGATGGTTACATATACGAGCATGAAGTTGGTTTTGCCTATGACAGCGCCAGTCTTTATGCTGAAAGTGGCCCAGTGCAATTGGGCAATGGCGACAACATCATGTCTGTCAGGCAAGTAGTCCCAGATGAACAGACCTTGGGTGAGGCGGTGGTTTCATTTAAAACTAGAAATTACCCGACTGGGACTCAATCCACATTTGGACCATACACGGCAGCCAACCCGACCGATGTCCGGTTTGCAGCCCGTCAAGTCAATATGAAGGTGACTGGTGCGGTACTGGCTGATTGGCGGGTGGGCATCTTTAGGCTCGATGCTGTGCCAAGTGGCAAGAGATGAGCGACCAAGAACAATTGGACAGGCTGCGCCATCATGTGGAGGCTGCCTTAGAATACAGTGGAGGCACACATAATTTTGACGATGTCGCTGAGATGGTCGAGGATCACAGATTACAGTTGTGGCCGGCCAAGGACTCGGTGGTGTTGACAGAGATCATTGTCTATCCACAGCTGAAGAATTTGCATTATTTTCTGGCTGGTGGCGACCTAGATGAACTCTCACGGATGCGACCATTGATCGAATCCTGGGGCAAATCAATTGGTTGCACCAGGGTGACTTTGGCAGGCCGAAGAGGCTGGTCAGAGACATTTTTGAAAGACGAAGGGTACAAACCAAAGTGGTCTGTACTTGCAAAAGATTTATAGGGGAAAGACTATGGCTACAACACCAGCATATTTTCAGCAAAACCCAGATGTTGCTGCTGCATACCAAGAAAACACCTATGGCTTAACGCCACAGGAATTTGCTGACACGCATTACTCCCTTTATGGTGGACAAGAACAAAGAGCAGCGCCTCCCGTTGTTCAAGCTGTTACCAGTGGCAATCTCAATTCATTGCCCACATATTTTCAGCAAAACCCTGATGTTGCCAAAGACTATTTGAACAACACCTATGGCTTAACGCCACAGCAGTTTGCTGCTGAACACTACGCAAGATATGGCCAAACAGAGCAGCGCATTTCACCTACTGGCGCTCCAGCAGTTATTCCGCCAGTCACTCCAGTGGTTAGACCACCAGTGACACCAGTGACACCAGTTGTTAACAGAACAGCCACAGGTGCAGCACTGCCGTATTTCCAGTTAAATCCTGATGTGGCTGCCTCATATTTGACCAATAGTTACGGCATGACCCCAGAGCAATTTGCGGCTGCGCATTATGCAAAATATGGTCAGTTTGAGCAGCGTGTTGCACCAACAACAAGCCCATTTGCCAATGCGACATCAGGCTTTGGACAAAACTTTCAGAATTACCAATCCATTCCCATTGGCGCTCAGTACAACCCCAATGTGGTTGGCGGTACTGGCTCACCCTACTCACAGATCATGGGCCAGATGAGACCAGCCGGTCCATATAACCCATACATGGGTGTGGCATCCAACACCCCAATGGGTGGCTATGACCCCAACCTATACAACCAAATTGCCCAAGCAAATGCTGTGGCCCAATTGGCTGCTGGGACTGGCACGACTCCAATTGAAGCTGGTGGTGATGGCCCTAGTGGCCCTGGAGACACTGGTGAAAGTGTCAGTGGTACTTATAACCAAGGCGGCATGGTCGATGGTTTGTTTGGCATGAACCCGCCTGGTCCAGATGATGGCGCTGGATACTTAGATCGTGGCGAATACGTCATCAAGAAGTCAGCAGTCAACAAGTATGGCCGTGGACTTCTGGACATGATCAATGAGGGCAAAGTGCCTGCCAAGAAAATGAAATCTTTACTCGGATAAGGTGGCGATATGTCAAAAGGTGGAACAACAACCTCAACAAGCTCCATTGATCCACAGATCAAAGAAGCATTCTTGGCTAACTTTCAGCAGGCCCAAGGGGTCGCTGGCGCTTTGCCGACTCAGCAGTTTGCTGGGTATAACCCTTTGTATCAGGCAGGCGAGGAGGCTCTGGTCAACACGGCCCTTGCTGGCCCAGGCATCAGTGGCACAGACTTGGCAGCTCAAATGGCTGCCTATGGCGGTGTCTATCAGCCTGGTCAGATCACAGCGCAGCAGACTAATTTGAGCATGGGGCAAGGCCCAGGCTCAATTGGCAGCTACATGAATCCATATACAGAACTTGTGCGTGCCAATGCATTGGGTGACTTGGAAGCAGCGCGTCAAGCGGCTATCCAGCAGACTGGTGAGCGTGCCACAGCTGCCAGAGCATTTGGTGGATCACGCCAAGGTGTGGCCGAGAGCTTGACTAACCAAGGGTTTGCCAAGCAGGCCGCCAACTTAGGCACGACTTTGAACGAGCAGGCATTCAACCAGGCAATGGCAATGCAGCAGGCCGACATTGGCCGCAGATCAGCAGCCGACATTGCCAATCAGCAAGCAGGCTTGCAAGGTGCGCAATTGAGGCTAGGCGGTGCAAGCCAGCTCGGTAATTTGGCTGCACAGCAACAAGCATTGCGTCTTGGTGGCGCTCAAGCGGTCATGGGTGCTGGCGGTCAACGTCAGGCTTTGGAGCAGCAACAAATGGATGCAATCCGAAACATTGGCTTGCAGCGTCTGGGTGTGGTCCAGTCTTCATTGGGTGCGCAGCCTGCAAACCTTGGAATGCAAGCAACAACCCCATACACCCAGAATGTCGGTGCTGGGATTTTAGGTGGTGCATTGGCTGGCTCTCAATTGGCTGGCATTCCGGCAATTGCTTCAGCAACTGGATTGACAGCAGCTGGTGGCGCTGGACTTGGTGCATTGCTTGGTCTAATCTAATATGCCCAACAACCCAACCCCAGAGCCACAACGCTACGCTGATGCGCAGCTCATGGCTTTGCTTGATCCATCAAGCAAGCGTGACACCATCCTGATCACGCCTGGATCACCGATGCCGTCTCGCATCCCTGATGGGTTAACAGTGGCTGAGACAAGCCGAGGCATTGTGATCACCAGCGACCCTGCAAAAGTCAAGATCATTGACCAAGGGTCTGAGAAAGATGTGGGCATGGCGCTCTTTGGCTATGCGCACGATCAGGCCAAGGGCTTTGACAATGTGGCGGTGGCCATGGACAGGGCTGGAACACCGGTGGCAGAACTGGCCATCAAGCCTGGTCAAGAAAGACGGGCCATGAGGGCTGCGTCTTTGCTTGCACCAGATATGGGATCAACTAACATGATGAGCAGAGGCGATGTGGTCAATACACGCCTCAGAGGTTTATTGGATTAAGGTGGCAATATGGCAAATGAATTTGATTTCAGCAGTTTAGGCAGTATGTTTGGCGGTGGTGGAACACCAACGGGGCTTGATGCGCTACTGTCAGAAGACCAGCGCAAGCTCTTGGGCCGTAATGCTGTCATGTCGGCAGCGGCTGCACTATTGCAGGCCAGTGGCCGAAGTGCAGTCCCAATCAGTTTGGGCCAAGCACTGGGTGGAGCTTTGCAGGCTGGTCAGCAAGGTTATCAGCAGGCCAGAACTGGCTCATTGCAAGATTTGCTTTTAGGCCAGAAACTGCAAGAGGCTAAATCAGCCCAAGATTTACAAGCCCAATTGGGCGGTATTTTTGCCAAACCAACAACTGCATTGACTCCAGAGCAACAAGCATTGATGGCGCCAGGTATGCCAGCCGGACCAACAATGGCCCGTGCTGAACTGGCTGCAAACATTCAGCCACCAAGCGATGCTGAGATTAAAGCTGCTCAGTATCAACGGGCCGCAGACCTTTTGGCATCAAGAGGCAGAGGCGAAGAGGCCAAGCGCTATCAAGACATGGCCAGAGACTTAAACCCACGGGCTAAAGTTGTTGGCCAGCCATTTGAGGTGACTGATCCTACTGGCAAGCCAATCATGGTCCAGCAGTTTGAGTCTGGCGATATCAGGACCATGCAAGGCTTTGGTCCAAAGCGTGATGTCGTTTTGCAAAACCTTGGCGGCACGACTGTGGCGGTTAATAAGTCATCATTGAAAGGTGGCGAAACATTTGCCCAGACAATGTCACCAACAGAAATTGCCAACTTGAAAGTGGCCCAAGGCAACTTGGCTGTGGCCCAAGGTGGTCTTGGCTTGCGTCAGCAAGAATTTGCCCGTAGTGCGTTTGACCGAGTCGAAACGCCAGAAGGCTTTGCCTATGTGCCAAAAGCACCAGGCGGCATGGCCATGCCAGTCATGGGCGCTGGTGGCGAACAGCTCAAAGGTGTCTCTGGTGGCAAGGCGACAGAGGGTGAACGCAAGGCGGCAACATTGCTTTCTAGAATGCAACTTGCTCAAACGCAAATGGATCAAGGCACAAAAGGAGCGCCAGGCTTTTTGACTTCAATGACCCCAAGGGTCGGATTACCAGAAGAGCGCAAGCGAGTAGAAGACGCACAACTTGATTTCTTAGATTCTGCATTGACACTGGCCACTGGTGCTGCCTATACAGAATTCCAGTTAAAGGGTGCAATGCAAAGCTATTTCCCCAAATTTGGCGATGATGCAACAACAATTGCAGAAAAAGAATTAAGGCGCAAAAACTTGATGGAAGCCGCAAGGATATCTGCTGGCACTATGAGTGGCGCTGTGCCACCAATAGGTGGCGGTGGAGCTAGTGGCGGTGGTGGTGCAACAAGACCATCTCTTGGTAATATCTTTGGAACACCAGGAGGCCGATAATGGATGGCATTAAAGAGAAAATCAAAGAAGCTCAAAAGGCTGGCTATAAGGATGATGAGATCATTCAATTCTTAGCCCAATTACCAACTGTCGGACCACAAGTCACGGCAGCGCTTGAGGGTGAATACAAACCAGCCGAAATCCTAAAATTCTTGGGCCAGTCCCCAGCCTATCGAGAAGGCACAGAACTGCCAACGGCATTCCGCGGATTTGTCAGCGCCATGCAAGGCCCAACATTTAACGCATTCCCCAAGATTGTGGGTGCAGTTGGCGCTCCATTTGCAGCACTTGAGCAGGGTATTTCATTGCCCGAAGCCTATGCCCAAGGCCGTGACATCATGCGTGGTGCTGCCGAGTCCTATGAGCAAGAAGCCCCATATAAAGCAGCTGGTGGCCAACTGGTGGCCAGCCTTCCCATGGTCCTTGGCGGTTTACCAAGCACTGCTGTGAGAAGTCTTGGTGGCGCTGTAGTGCCAGCAATTGAAGCTGCTGCCCCAAGGGTCGCACCATCAATTCAAGCGGCAGGCAGATACATGACTGCTGCGCCTGGTGCTGGCCAAGTGATGGGTTTAGGCCAGCGCATGGCCCAAGCCGGTGGCTCTGGCGCTGGCTATGGATTTGTTAGCGGCCTTGGTGGCTCTTACGAAGAAGACGCGCTAGATATGCTCAAAGAGGCAGGCAAAAGCGCATTGGTCGGTGGCAGCCTTGGTGTTGGCACTCAACCAGTGATGAGCGTGCTTGGCGCTGGTGGCCGTCAGGTCATGGCGCGTGTTTCACCCACTGCTGCTGGCACTTATGCCCAGCAAAAAGTGGCAGAGGCATTGATTCGTGATGTGCCAGAGCCATTGACAGGGGCAAGCGCATTGACTAGAGCGCAGTCCAGACTTTTGAAATTAGGCCCAGAGGCTCGCATTGCCGATGTGGGTGACAAGTCAACGCGCAACTTGCTTGATGTGCAGGCCACATTGCCTGGCACAACGGCAACTGCCGTGGAACGCGCCATTCGTGAGCGCCAAGTGGGCCGTGCTGGCCGATTGATGGAAGCGTCTGATGAAACCCTTGGGACTCAAGGCGCTCAGTTTACGCAAAGCATTGAAAACTTTGCAAATAAGCGCTATCAAGAATCACGCCCTTACTATGCTGTGGTTGATGCTGCCAATTTATCTGTCGATAACAACTTGATCAATTTGCTTAAAAAATCAGGCAATATGCAGCGCGATGCTGAAAATCTTTACAGAAAGCAAACCGGTTTAGACATTGATCTGTCAGCCTTAAAGTATGGCGAGCAAGTGCCAATGAATGTTTTGGATACTCTGAAGCAAACTTTGTATGACTCAGCACAAGCCTTAAGAAGAACAGGCAATAACAATGACGCATTGGCAACTGACAAAATTCGTGTCGATTTGACCGATTTGCTTGTCAATAAATCACCCAAGATTGGTGGCCAGTCTGCTTATGGTTTGGCCATGAAAACCTATGCCGGACCATCACAAATGATGGATGCGGCAGATGTTGGCAGAATGGTTATGAAAGGCGACATTCTGGATGTGCAACAAGCCACTAAGGGCATGAGCCAGTCTGAGCTTGAAGCATACAGAATTGGCGTATTGCAGGCTTTGCGTCAGCAGACTGGCACAGAGGCTGGCCAGACATCATTGCTCAAATTCTACAAAGAGCCAGCCACACAAGACAGATTGAAGGCTGCATTTGGAAATGATTACAAAGCGTTTTCTGCTGCCGTGCTGAGAGAAGGCCAACTTAAGAAAATGGAGTCGGCTGGCCGTGGATCGCAGACTGCTGCAAGATTGGCTGGAGCTGGTGATCTAGATGTCGCACCATTGGCTCAGACAGCCAGTGCGGTGGCTTCTGGAAGCCCAATGGCCATTGTCACGGCAGCCACTAATCTGGCCCGTCAGACCCAAACCCCAGAGGCCGTGCGAAATGAAATTGGAAAGATTTTGCTTTCGCGTGATCCACAGCAGTTGACTCAACTGGCCGAGATCATCAGGAAAATGAACGAGTCTCGCGCAAGAGCAGCTGGTGTTGCAGGCCGAGGCTCTGGCCAGATTGGTGGAATGCTGAGTGATAACCCAGCGCCATAACTAAGACCCAAAAAACGCGGCCACAAGTGGGTCGCGTTTCACGACCCGTCTTTTCTGTCTACGTCTGGCAGCGTCAAAGTCTTTGTCGTCTGCACTCATTCTGGCCATGTAGTTGATCCATCTCTTTGTGCCAGGGATGGGGTCTGGCACTACGGCATCCACACCCTCACCCCATGACCACAGTGGCCGGTGTCTGCCATTGCAGTTAACCTTGAAATAACCTGAGATGTGGACCAGTTTGTAGCGGTGCATATCAAACAAAACCCTCGCTGCACTGCGCCTGGTGCAAAAGCACAACTTGGCCAAATCAAGGTCTGAGATGTTGCCTTTCTTTTGCAAGGCCGCCTCGATGGCAGGCTCTACACGGGGTTTTAAGCCTCTGGCCATGTGCTGGTCTCCATTCGGGCTTTCAAGCGCTCCAGCATCGTTTTGACAACGAATGCACGGGCTTTGACCTCAGTGGGAATGGCGTGGCCATAAACCTCTGGATGAAGTAGGTCATTGACCAAGTCGAGGGATGCCTCAAGGGCCGGTGGCAGGTCATTTGTCATTCAAGATTCTCCATGCTGTGGCTGCGCAGAGTGGGACTTGCCCATTTCCAATGGCTTTAAGTCTGTCCACCCTAGCGGCCACCCCATCAGCCACTCGACCCACTCTGGGTTCAAAGGCCCACCAGCCTGTGCCGCTAGGGGGATTTCGTTCCTCTTGTACTCCGAGGGCTTTCCACCGTCTTTGTGCATTCTGGACACTGGTGTTGGCCATAGTCTGGGATTGTTCACTTGGTCCACCAGTCTGATTTGTACGGGCTGACCATTCGCTCGATGATTCTTGCCTTGCTTGAGTATTCCAGATGTCCCCCCCCCCCGTGTCGGGCGTGCGCCACAATCCAGATGCGGTCGCGCTGGTGCGGTGCGCCAATGTCGGCAGCTCCCATAACATTCCATTTCGAGTCATACCCGAGACTGGAAAGGTCTCCAAGGAC